AAACGGTTCAGTCAGAACGTCTAAAAAAGGCCCCTAGGGATTTCTCTCTAGGGGCCTTCTCTATGTCTAGACGATCTCACAGAACCCAGCAGCACAGGCGTATTCCTGTGAACCGGTCGTGTTGTCACTCTTCTCATACTGCTCTAGCAGTTTCCAGTCGATCTTCTTAGGCATCAAGTTCACCCAGGCTTTGTAGTCTTCCTCGGTGATCTCTTGGTAGGGGGCTTGCTGATAGGTGTGCTCGCTGTAAGGTAGGAAAGCAACTCCCGATAGTATATCGAAGTTAGACCACACCCAATCCGAAACTCCAACCCACTCATCCTCTCGAACATTAACGGTGATCGAGGGCTTATGCTCACACCAAAACTCCTGTACGTTCTTCCATATCTCTAGATGCTCCCGTGCGCTGATGTCCTCGCGACATAGAGCAGTTTCGGGACTTCGTTGAGGGAAGCTGAAGACCACAGTGGATGTTGGGGATCGTTGATCCGCCTCGTAGGGGACTCCTTGGTCGATAAGGAATGTGGTAAGAGGGTCCTTAACATCTCCCCGAACGGTACGAATATAATAAGGAGCCCAGCGAGGGTGAATCCCGCTAGCACTATCAACCAACTGACTGACAGTTCCAGACGGCTTAACACAAGTGATGGCCACAGAAGGCTCAATACCCAGGCTCTCAGCAATGGTTCGATTAGTATCAACTGCTACCTCTCGAAGGCGTTCAAGCCAGTCACAACCCTCACCATTACGTCCGAGGATTGGGTGGTCGAGGATGCCGGTAAGGCTGACGCCAAGTAGACGTTCTTCTTCTGTATTCTTCCGCCAGACACTCCGGAGATACTTAAACTCAGTGAGAGTGGATTGAAAGGTCCCAAGAGTGGTGGCCAATCGCACTTTTCGTTCCAAGGTTCCAAAGTCATCGTCAGATCGTACGACAACCTCGGTGAGATTGCAGAACTGATTTGGTCTAAGAATGATTTCAGAACAGGGATTCGTTCCAAAGTCCTGATCCAGGACGTTGCGCCTTCCGTTTCGAGCAGCTTGTTGCACACTTGCTGCGCGATTGAAAATGCCTCGTTCTCCACTCTTGCTGTCGTAAAGAGATTGCCACTCCCGTAGAAATTCTCCGACGGTTGGTCTACCCATGTACACCGCAGAGTTATTAGATAGTCCTCGTTGGGGGTTAAGGTCCCACCAACTTCCGTGTTTGGCATGTCTCATCTCCTCGCTTTGCAGATCACTGAGACTGATCATAGCACTACGGCGTACACCGCCGACTACGACCACATCAGCGATCTTACACATTATGTCATGGCATTCGAGGGGAGTAAGTTTCCGTCCTCGTCCCTTGGCCAGTATTTCACTGACATACGTAAATAATTCGACAAGAGGTCCAGGTCCTGATGCGCGTCCTCCAAATGTGACAAGTCGTGAGCCTGCGGGTCGTAGACGCGAGACGTCCCATCCTGGAGTGTAACCGTTATAGAGATAACCAATGAGCTGTCTAAGAGCATTCGCCCATCCTTCCTTGCTGTCGCGTACAACCACGATGGGTTGCTTATTGGCCCCGTTGTCCGGTTTGATGACTGGGAGTTGATCAGTGTACTTAGACTCGACACTGAAGCCAACACCAGTTCCACACATCAAGATGTACATAGTCTCATCGAAGGCGCGGAGATTATCGGTGACCAGGTAGGCGCAGTTGTAACCGGCCACATGGGTTCGGTCGAGAGCTGGCCCAGCAGTCATCATACAGCGCATAGAGGGCATGACTTCCATGGCTTCGATAGCATTGCGAATCTCTAACCAGAGATGATTCTCATCCTTCAATTTCACATGATGCGCCATCCAACTACAATATCGTTGGACGATCTCACCCCAAGTTTCCCGGCGACCTTCGTCCTCAAGCCATCGACTATATCGACTGTAAGCAATAAACTTCTGATAGTCATTCATTAAAAGTCAAAACCTCCAATGCCATTGATGGCAATCTTTACGGGAGCGGGATCAGCATCAAAGCCGTCGAACTGCCAGTCGAACTGCATACCAAGCTTGGCAGCCTTCTTCTTGGCCCTAATTAGGGACTTGTTAACTGCCTTCGCTTCATGGTTCTTGGACACATATTGGATGATCTTGTTGTCATAGGACTCGAAGACCTTCTTGTGAACGAACATCCCCTTGCTGTCGTAGGACGCCAGCGTCAGGCTGTGATCGAAGTTCTTCAGATGCGCGATTGGGTTGTCGTAGTTAACACCGATCAGTTGTACCTTGTGAATACCATCCACCATGTACTCATACACGACTGAGATGGGGTGGTTACCGAACTCATCGATACCCTGCTTGTACTGGGCTTCGTGTTGCTCGATCCACGCTGGATCATTGAAGTCCGCCATTGTGGGGACCCAGTTACCTGGCAGGATGAAGCCCTGGCCCGGCTTATAGGAATAGAAGATGTCGTAGTCGTTAACGGGAACGCCCATAAGATAATCAATAATGGCCCCGCCCATAAGAGCGGAGCCTTTCGGAACGTACTTCAGGAGGTGGTCCCAAAGCGCTGGGGAGTTATTCATCGTCGTCGTAGTACCTTTCCGTTAGGTAGAAGGTACCATCCTCATTGTCTGTCCGCCGCTTATCGGGGACCACACGAAGATGGTATTTAGGTGTCAGAAGATCACGGGCAATGTGGTTACGTCGCCGCTGTGCCCGCTTCTCCTTGGCAATGAATTTATGCAAGCCTACCATTGATAGCCTCAAGTTCATCTTCAGCTTCGTCCCAGAACCTAGAATGGTTCAGAGCCATGGTGATGTTCTTCTCAGGATAACCTGCCCTGCGAAGTTGACCAGCGTAATCGTCCTCAAGACGGGCGGGAAATCCGTAACGCCAACCCTCCGGGGGATCAACAATTCTCACGTCAGACCGCCGTTAATCTTACTGACCTGAGCAAACACTTGCTTCTTCTCTAGATCATTGGGATTCAGGTGCCATTCCGTAAGATCGAGAAACCGAGCGAGCCAGAGTTCTGCATTGGCCCCTTTGGACTCATTCCATCCGGGCAGGAGGGCGATAGCATCCGCATGATCGATAATATAGTCCAGGTCCGCCCGAATCGCCTTCCTGCGATCAAACATGCCTGTCTGTTCAGCTTCGGTAATGTCACCGGTCTTGGACTTCCAGGACTTGCCACTGGGATCATGCTCTCTATCTTTCTCAGCGGGATTGAAGACTTCGTGTCCGTGAGACCGAAGAAAAGCGGCAGCACTATCAAAGGCGGGGAAGTTGAAGTCTTCGTAGCCCCTCATGGGGCCAGATAGATAGACTTTCATGCGATCTCCATAAACGTGTTGAGTCCCATCTTATGGGACGTCTGATTGAATTTACTGGGCACAGCCGCAGCTAAGTCAATACCGTACTTCATCGCGAGAAGATCAACACAGATCACAATATCAGCTAGTTCTTCAGCCAGATGTTCAACCGTCTCCTCGGTAGACTTGATACCGAGACGTTGACGTTCCAACTTCTTCACAACGTTACAGGCTTCACCAACTTCACCGGCAAGTTCATTACCAGCGAAGGAGGCATCAAGAACAACATCACCCGCCCATTCCTTTTGACGAATGACGTTAGCTATCCGTAGTGCTTGTAGCATTCCTAATCCTTAGTTCAGCCCGAGCTAGGGCATTCCATGCTGTATGTAGGTCGTGATGTAGGCCAGACTCAGGGTCTAGTGGTTCACCTTCGGCTTCATACATCATGTGTCGTACCATTGCGTCTGAGTACCGTGTGTGGCCATCAGGCACATGAAGCCAACCATTCCAAGCGTACTTAGTAGCTCCGAAATCGCTGACTTGAGCAACGCCCCGGATGGCACCGGGGAAATAAGAAATAGCCCCACGAAAAACGGGGGCCTTTCCTGTGTCGTCCTTACGGGCTCCACTAATTTCAACCATCTTCGTCTTCATCCCTAATTCTTGGTGCGAAGAGTTCCTCAACTGGAACAATCATCAAACCTAGATCGGTAAGACTGTCCTCAATATCTGCCTTGGGGATACCTCGGCTATCTAGCCAGTCATAAAGTTCCTCAATCGGATCGTACATTACCCCACCTTCTGCCTCGTTCCGGTTGACCATGCTCCGCAATCTTGACATTGCATTCTCCGAACCTTGAAAAACTTAGTACGACGGAAGCCACGCAGTTGCATGTGATTAGACCCACAAGCTCCGCAGGCACCCTTGTTGTCACCCAGATGCGGGTGGTTGTCGATATACGGAAGGATACGGTTGTACAGGTTTACCAGAAGTTTCACGTCTTGGATGCAGTACTTCTTCATCCTAGCCATGGCCTTCGTGTCTCCCTCTAGCACAGAGCGCCAGAGAGCAAAACCTTCATGCTTCATCTTGCCACCAGCGTTCAGCAGCGGGCCGATAAAGGCTAGACGGTTCATCAGAAACCCGAAGCGCTTAACAACCTTGATCAAGTCAATGGAAGTGGGGGGCGGGGGCGGCGTAATCCCTGCGAGGATCATAGCGCCTCTGAGCTTGGGAATGTCGTACTTGTCCCCATTGTAGGTGATGACCGCGTCAGCCTCGCTTAGCAGCCTGAGAGCCGCCTTAGCCATGCCTTCTAGGCCATCGTCCCATCTGGAGTAGAACTGGAACTCTTTGGAACCATGCCAGTGAGCACAGAAACAAAGCAGACCACCATCATCGATCACATGTTCGGGCGTTACGTGGACGTTCCACGGATCGAACACATAGATTGTTGCGGGAGCCCATTCGATATCAATGTGCAAGATTTTACTTGTCAAACCATTCCTCCGGTGCAGTACTTTCAGCCCATGGGAACCCATTACGGTCTGCCCATTCGGCGTGTGTCTGTTTTGTCCCGGGAATACGCTTATCGGCCTTCATGAATACGAAGCGGATATCAATGTCCGGGTGCTGTTTCTTAACGGCTACCATCTTAGCTTTACTATCACGATCAAGAACCCCCTTAGTCTCGATCAAGAACCCGTGATCAACCATCTCGAAGTCGGGGTGATAGGTTCTCGTCAGGACGTAAGGGAGTTCTGTGGACTCATAGCGGAAGTTAATCCCGCGCGAGCGTAGGTTCTGCTCAAAGGAACGCTCGAAGCCCGATTTGAAAGCCATTAAGCTACCGCTTCGTCCTCTTCATCAGTCGCCATCTCAGCCACCTTGACGCGGACCAACGGGACGACTAGAAGGGGAACTGCGCCCATACCGAAGTCGGCCATGATAGCACAGTGATGCGGAGTGAAGACCATAAAGCCACGGGCAAAGAATTCCTTGCCATCAATGTCTTCAATGACGTAGTTGTTCTCGGGGAACTTATCACCGGTTTCTTCGGCGACTGTACCCTTACTCTTCGGGGCTCCGAACTGGAGCACGTTATCGTTCATTAGTTTCCTTTCAGAAGGTTGTTTCTCGTACGTTGGGCTCGCGGGCTACCTTCGTGAGGAAGACAGGGCCACTAGAATAAGCAAAGGACCGAAGACCAATACCGCCATTAGCATCGCTCCAACAACGGAACTTATGAGCACAGTACGAACAGTTAACCCCGAGTTTCCGGTTCTCCGACTTACCTTCCTCTTCGTCTGAGTAGCAGCGTTCCGGTGTTTCTTCAGCCTCAACAGCAGTCTTGAGATATTCAATCCGCTCCGGAACATTTACATGCGCCTGGAGTTCTTCTCTTGGGACTGGAAGATAAGCAATGAAGCCATTCTGCTTATCAGCCGCGAGGAAAGCCCCATCCGTATTGCGAGCGTGGCTGTAAACTGCAAGTTGCTCGACATATCCGAAAGAGTCATTCTCTGCAAGAGTTCCGTCAGCAAACTTTCGGAAGCCGCGGACTGATGCACTTTTGACATCTACTGTGACTCCGTCAATGTCGGCGTCGATATGGCCTTTAATTCCGTTGACAACCACCTCAGCTTGGCGATCCGTAACGCTGTGGCCAGCCAGTTTGGTGAGGAGAAGGAGAAGACTTTCGATAATGTCACCATAGATGAACTTGAAAATTGTAGATGGAGGTAGTGTCTCTTCTCTACCGTAGCGCTTGTCATACCAGAGTTGCCTTGCACCTTTGCCAATGTTGGACATCCTCAGAGTGAAGTCTCGGGGTGGGCCGAGACGTTCCTCCAACCGGTTCTTAATGATGGTAGCGATCTCAGTCCCGAATTCATTTGCATCGACGTCTGAGACTTCGGTACCCTCACTAAGAACTCGGTAGATATCCTCTACAAGCTGATGTATTAGCTCGCCTTGTGGGCGGTGATCTTGGACAACGTGTCTTGAGCGTTCGTCTCAGCGGTCTTGATGGCCGCAATAGCCTTCGTTACCGTGGGGACGTTATGGGCACCAACAGCGGCACCAACGAGGAAGAAACCTACCGCAGTCGCGGCGTAGGGGAGTAGATCAAGCAGCATTAGGCAGTTTCCTTCTTGTCAGTAGCGACCTCATCAGCCCAATCGCCCTCTTCACTACCCGCGTCTTCACGAGTGGGGAACTCAGCCCCCTCATAGGGGACAAGATTCCAGACTTGCAGCGAAAGAATGTTCGCCGACTTCTGGCCCTTGCCATACTCATTGATCGCAAAGTTAACGTTCACAGTGGACCCATTACCGATCTTGGTACGGGGATTCCACGGCTCACCGTGATGATCGACCACACGAATAGGAGTGTTCGGACTACCGTCAACCTTAAGTTCACGGCGCTTGAACGTGATGAACTGGCCATCACCCTTGTCCTTGATCTTTTCCTTGAGACCTTCGACCTCAAGCTTGTGAGCAGTTTCATCATCAATGAACACGTCAATTGACCATTCGCGATGCTTCTTTTCGAAGCCCCAGATGGGTTCGCCAATGATCTTCGGCCACTTGGCCTTACCTTGGATCAGCAATACTGATCTCCTTTTCCTACTGTTTTCTGGATTTTAGCTCGGAGAGAATTACTTCTCTCAACACCACTAAAGATAGTATAGCACATCTGAACATGAAGTCAATGGCATTCAGCCCAATTCATTCCGACTGCGTAATTACCTGTGAGCGGAACCTTGAAACCGAGGGCAAGACCGGCATCGGTGATTGCCTGAACACATACTCTTCCCACTTCTTCGGCGTCTTCGATTGAACAGTCAAGTTGTCCTTCATCATGAATATTACCGACATAGAACCCATCCAATCCACGCCGCTGAATTTCATTTCGTGCAATGATAGCGGCCTTCTTCATGACTATTGCTCCGGCAGATTGGAGCTTATAGTTAAGTGCAGCGCTTTTGGAGTGGCAGCGAACGAACCCTCCATCAATGGTGCGGAGCAGTCCGCTATTTCCTCGAAACTCATCCTGGATAACGTTGACCAATCGGGCCAATCCGGGTGTACCCTTTTCAAGGATAGCACGAGCATCTCTGCCATACTCTTTAGCGGCACCTCCTCGAAGCTCAGGTTTAAGCGTGATTCCAAGTTTTCCATCGCCACCTCCATAGAGATAGCAGTAGAATCCGTTTTTGACGGTGAGATCACGCATCTCATCTGGGAGACCGAGGTTGCGAGTATTAAGGAGGTGGGGGTCCCCTGTAGTGAAGAGAAGGGTGGCTTCAGGATTATCGAGATATTCAGCAAACATACGCATTTCAAGGCCGCTGGCATCATATCCAACTTCTCTACGGTTGGGTCTAGCACGCCATAGTCGGCGGCATTCAATTCCATATTTGACCTTCTTCTTAGCCTTGGGGATGTTTGCTGTGTTGGGGCCGGAGTGAATCATCCGACGAGTCGTAGCCGCACAAGTGAACACAGTGCCATGCATACAAGAGTCTTCATAGTTAACATTGTTCAGCCACGTATCAATCATAGACGACCGACCCTGAAGGACCAGCCACTCTGCGATGGCCTTGGCTTCTGGTCGTCCGCTGATCTCAGCGAAATCTAGAAGACTCTCTTCATCGACCTTCGGGAATCCCTTCTCTGTGAAGTTCTGGGGTTCCCACCCAATCTCTAGAAGCCTTTCCACTCTCTGTTTGGGCGACCCGATATTGAAGTCAACCCAATCGTAGGTGGTGTAAGTCCCTCCGGCTTCGTCGAACCTGAGTTCTGGATACTGTTCACGGTGTCGTAGAAAGCTGGCAAACTCGCTGCCATCTTGTCGCATTCGTCGCTTATAAGTTCCAACAACCGCCAGTCTTCGGCCAAAAAGCTCTCGGATGGGAGCCTCAAGTTCAGACTGCTCAGCGCGGAGTTGACTGACGAGAGACTGTGCGCCAGGAATATCAAAGTACCAGCCGTTACGTTGTTGTTCATCCACAACCTCTCTAATCTGATGCTCAATCTCACAGCAAGTTTCGCTGAAGCCCATTCGCCTCATGCGCTGCCAGAGAGCCCGAGTAACCTTCTTCCCTAGTCGTACGTCTTGTTGGCAGTAAATGTCCATCTCTGGGCTGTAACCAGACCAGTCGTCCCACTTACCCTTAGGGTCTTTAAGACGC